AGAGAGAGAGCCCCCGAGGGGGCCGTCCTATTGGACGCTCGCAAAGCGAGTCTCGCCTTAGAAATCTAAGGACTTATGGAATTATAACGAAAGGTTTATGAGAGCTTACGAGAGTTACAGGGATGGATCAATGTCGGTTGTGGCGACAACCATGCCCAGAGCGTTGCTATCACCAAGGACCTTGGTGAGAGCTTCCGCTTCGGAGCGGCTCAAGAGACCCATCATCTGGAGAACGGCGAGGCCGGCCCAGATGCGGATACGGTGACGGTTGATACCGACATGGAGATCGGAGCTGTCGTCGATGAGACCTCGACCGGCCATCTGATCCACGATGCGCGACTGCGCGAGGTGGACGGCAGACGCACCGATACCGGTTGTCCCAATCATCTCGATCTTGCGAAGCAAGGTCACAGCGTTTTGCATACGACGACCGTCGATGGCAAGCTTCTCGGCGTCATCGCGAGACGTGCGACGGGCAGCTGCCAAAGTGCGGTCGTCCTCGACGAACCAGGAATACCACATCTGGATGATAGCGTGGGCTACCGTAGGCTTGAGGATCCGTACACGTTCGCGACGTTGACCGAGACCGAGGAGTTCGAACTCCTTGACTTCGGCGGTGTAGCGTTTGTTGCGGATGGTGACAGAGTAGGCGTCTTCGTACGCGAACTCGGTCGAAGCCTCATGCCACGGCCAGATGTGAATCGAGGTTGTGTGGTTAGCCAAATCCAGTACCTTGGCTTGCAGCACCTCGGACGGTTGGATCGGCTTGTTGTAGGCGATCGCCTCCAACGGCTCAGGGGTACGGATCGAACCGCCCTCGATGGCGTTGTAACCAACAGGGATTCGCAGCTCAGTGCGGACGTTCCACACCAGGTAGAGCGAACCTTGTTCGGCGGCAACACCTTGGTGCTCCGAAACAACAACTTCAGGATTGTGAGCAACAGCGTAATGCATCACAGCCGCGTAGTAGTTGAACATCGACCGTTTCAGATCGTTCGAAGCGCGAGCCTCGAGACTTTCATCGACGATACCAGTGCGCAGAGCAGCGATCGCGACCATAGGGTCACGGTCGAGAGCGTAGTCGCGTTCAACAACGGAAGGGAACCCGAGGGTCATCTCCGCGCCGTTGCTGTTGACTGTACCACGCTGCGAAACAGCCTCGTAAACGGCGGTGCGGTTCTTGACGAACGCCGAAACCGCGAACGTGTTGCCGATTGGTGCCAGCGTAGCCGACATACGATCAGAGATACCAGGCTCAACGTCCAGGAAACGCTGATTCGAGTTGTTGGCCAGCTTGACAGGAGTGAAAGCGGTGATCTCCTTGGCAAACTGCCAGTCTTCGTAGACCACAACATGGCTCGGCTGGCCCATGTGGTCGATCGCGGAGGTCTGACCGATATAGCTGGTAGTCTCGTTGATCGGACGCAGTTTGAACGGGGACACTTCGCTCATCGCCTCGATGAACCAAGGGATGATCGTCGACGACAGCTCCTCGTCAGAGAAGATGACTTCGGCGCGACCGCGTTGCTTGACCATATCCTGGTACGCGATGAACAGCGCCAGGTTACTGCGCAGCTGATCGATACCGTTGGTGTTGCGCAAACGCGCACTCGGGTCGAGCTCCTTCGGGGTGGAAGGCGACCAGAGACGACCAAGAATGGTCAGAACGGACGACACCACAGCATTGGCATCGAAGTTACCGCGCGACCGCTCGAAAGCAGTAGTGGCGGCGTTAGCCAGATGCTGGGAGATCAAAGCAGGGGCAAGAGCGCCTTTGGCTTTGAACGTGGCTTGAAGCATCTTCGAATCGACAGACGACAGCGCTGTCAGCATACGACGCAGGTCGCTCGCACGTACGCAATCTACAAGAGCGTAGAAATTGGGGTACGTAGCGGTGCGACCAACGCGGTACACGTAGGCAGCGTCAGGCAGGATGAAACCGAGGGGAGACAGCACATGGCAGACGAAGTCGGTCGTGATGTGGTGAAACAACTCGTGCTCCGAGGGAGCGAGAGTGCGCAACTGCTCCAGGATCGCGGTTGGAGGCACCTTGCCTACAGCGTCAGCTTTGATCGCGCGGTTCGAGGAACCGGTGATGTAAGCAGTCAGCTTGCGCCAGATTTCAGGGTTACAGGCCGTGGATTGGTGATACTCAGTGAACTGGTTTACGAGCTCATCAACGGACAGAGCGCCGCCAGCTTGCGCGTACTGGAAAAACAGACGAGCGTACATCACTGGGTCGATGTTGCCCTTGCCCACTTCCCAAAGCAACTCGCTGGTCATGGAAGCGGAGAACGTGCGCGTGAACTGCAACGGCAACTGCAACGCGCCGACGGACAGCTGGTTCTTCAATTCGCCGATGGCGAAAGCTTGAGTCAGACCGCGAGCGGAACCGTTCAGATCTTTAACTTTGAGGTTGAACATCTTATACCCTTACAGAGAGAAGTTAGCGCCACGGCGCGGAGCGGAATTGCGATCGTCGGTATCCACGGAGCCACGCTCCAGCGGTGCGACAGAGGCGATCGAGGTATGATCGAGGGCCTTCATGCTGGTAGGACGATCCATGCTAGGCATGTGAGTGTCAGCAGCAAGAGGGGCCGCACCGTTGAAAATACGACCTTTGTTGGTCCGGAACATCGTTCTGGACACGTTGCCATCAGCACACAAGATCGCACCGACAGTCGAAGCCATGACCTGACCGAACACGTACTCGATCTTCTCAGCGTCAACCATCGGGTTAACGACCATGACGACAGAGCAATCGTATTGTGTGAACAAGTTCGAGATATCGGTCAACAGGCTGTAGAACACAGCCACAATACCCCCCGCAGAGGCGGCGCCTTTGAGACGGAACAGCAGAGGACGAACCGAGTCAACAGCGACGTTGAACCCGAGTGCACCCAGGCCAATACACACAATCAACATCTCATCCAGAGTCGAGATGTGGACGGCGGTATCCAGCTCATCGTAAGCTTCAGCCACCTCGCCCCAACGAATCAGGACGTCTGGACGGAGCTTTTCGTTCAGCGTGATCGACTTACCGGAACCGGTAGCGCCCATCAGAGCTGTGACACCAGAGTAGATACCCTCTGATGGCCAACGGTGGGTGACAGGCTTGCGAGCCAGTCCAGGAACGGAGTAAATCCCCGTGTCCAGAACGTCGACATCAGATTCGACGTCAGCGGACTTCGCCTTCGGCTTGGTGAAGATAGCGGTGTCTTTCAGCAGAACCGAAGGACGAATATCCACACCGGCCAACGAACCACCTTGCTTGGAGGCGAGCTCCATAACAGCAGCGATGTACGTCTTGATGACGACAGTGTTGATCGCGGTAGGGCGACCAAGAACTTGAAGCGACACAGGAGACGCATCGAGCAGATCGGCGGCGATGCCGACACGATCAATATGCGCTTGAGTTACGACAATCGGCATGATTACCTCGGCATTACAGAACGGAGAAAGCGCTCAGTCTTTTCGACCGATACGCCATGCATCAGTACCTCGTGGATATTCGCCGAGACATCGGCCTCGGTCCACTTATACTGGAGTTTGTTCGGGTCAGCAAGCACCTCCAAATCAATGGGAGTGAGTTCAGCCAGCCCGGCTTGACGAGCCATCGACGCAACGTAGCGTGATAGTTCGAGAGTGTCGCGTTTAAGCATATCTTCACGATACGCACGGTACGACTCACCGAACGCGTTCCACCAGCAACGCTCGATCGCCTCCAGCACATCAGAGTAGATCGGACAGGCACCGTAGGTATCTTTCATCGACGCCCAAGCAAGACCGGGGAACGGCCGTTTGCGCTTAGATCGGTCGCGAACGCCCGATTGGACACCGTACTCAGGGCTGAACTGGTTGTTCAGCATTGAGTTGATGTTACCAACGAAGATGGCAGAGCCAGGCTCACGACGCGAGTCGTAAAGCAGGATGTCACCAAGGAAGGCGCCACCGTGCTCGTAGGAGATCTTCATGTAAGGTGAGGGGTTAACCTTACCCTCTTTCAGCATCTCGAACAAACGATGACCACCAACCAAAGCACGACCTTTGGTCCAGCCAAGTATAGCATCATCAGATTTTGAGATCTGACGGATCTCCTCGTGTCCTTGCCAATACGAGTCAAGAAAGCGGCATGCTGATGGCATGTCCTTGATTCGACTGTTGAGGTGAGGAGCGGTGTGATCAAGTTGCATCACCAGGTAGGTGATACTCATGAGCAACGTGCCCATGAGGTCGGTCGCCCCTTGTCCGGACGAGAGACCAACTTCGAGATCAGGGTTGGACGGATCACCCAACAACGTGTGGCCCTGCTCAGGAGCAGGAGCGCCCACGTAAACGGGCAGTTTGAGCGAGGTCTCGAACAACTTAACCCACCACGGAGCGTACCCCATGTTGAGCAGTTCATCACAGATGAGATCCCGCAGCCATCCAGGCCAGAACGTGTCGTGGTCGGATACGTCAGTAGCGACGCACAACGACCACTCTTTCACCTTTTCCTCCTTATTAAGACGAGTAGTATGGTGAAAGGTGTAAGCGTACTTGGAGTAAATTTTGTTTCGCACAGGTTGCGCAACGGCCATGATAGGAGCGTTCAACGCGAACGGACCACCCATAGCGGTACGACGCCGCTCGCAGAAAAACCCGTCCGGGACATCTATCCCGTACTGTTCCTTCAAACGAGAGGCATCCTTCGAAGCAGCGAACAGCGAGCCTTGCTCACCGCCCGTGACTGCGTATTCGAAGTCAGCGACCATACGATCCTTTGACACGAATTTTCCGGTCTTAGGGTCGAGTGTGATAGCATCGGTCGATTGTGCACGATACACGACGTAATAGGCACCACCCATTTGGTGGAGCTGGTAGGCGTCATCAAACTTACCTTGCAGCATCAGATTGCCAGCTTCTTCCGCTTTCTCAAGAGCGCGCTCGGCGATCTCGATCTTCGTTCCCATATCGTTAGAAAAATACGGGATGCAGGTTGACGATCCTTTACGGATCTTCAGCGGAACAGGCTCTAGATCTGAAAACATAAGCCGGACTGCGGCGCGAAAGAGTAGATTGTCGCGCTCAGAAACAGGGCCATCGGCTAGGTCAGCGTCGGCACGTTTCTTAAGGTTGGAAGCGAGTGGCCACGTCGCGGGGATCATTGGAAACCCGTTCATGTGGCGCATACCAAAGAAGTTGGTACGAACACCGTTTCCATAAACACGACCATACTCGTCGACGTTCGCCGGGAAGTGGTCGGTCAGATACCGAGAGAGCTCGTTCTTGAAACTCAAAAACCGAGGGTCTACTGAAAGCAGCCCTTCGTACGTTTCAATCGCCCCCTCTTTGAAGCTACGCTTCGAGGCTTGTTGGGCCTTGATGTTATTTGCGAACAGCATCTGAGCCTTGATATCGCTCAGAGGGAACGCGGGAGCTCTCCTCGGCATCAGGCGCTTACCTCATCGACATCGAACGGTTGTTCGGGTTCAACGGGGATAGCATGGGCCGTCGCGATACCGAGACGCGAGAGCGCATCGGTGTACACGTTCGGCGACAGCGGCTCAGCGCCGGAGCGCTTCTCGCCCTGGACGGTATCGTTCGCCAGCAAGCCGCTTTTCAGCATCTTGTTGGACAAAGTGATCCAATCCTCAGACGGGAGTGCGTGAGCGATCATGTTCCAATCGGAACGATAGCTAGCACCGGGAACGGCCATCACAGCAACCGGCAACTCGACCAACAGAGTGGACATGTGACGGTTGAGGATGGCCAGATTGTTGGCGTTGAGAGCGGCGATCACGATCTGACCACCACTGAGGTGAGGCCAGAGCTCGTGAAGAAACTCGATCTCGAGAAGCGTTACCCCAGCTTTGGAAGCCAGAGCAGGCAACTCTTTGTCCGCCGAATCCAGCGGAGGGACCAGGTACAAAGTCATTACACACCGTCCTTATAAAAGTCGGATACATGACAGGTAACGACAGGATTGTCAGTACCCTCCTCGCGAGCGAGGAACGTTGCTTGCCCCGCACGTTTCGGAGAAACGAGCAGAAACGAGCGAGCAGTGAAGTACACCGGTGTTACCCGGTCATTCACCCGTAGATGCACATCTTGTAATGTAGCCATTGGTTATCTCCAGGGATTTAGGGCACCAGACGATCTAAGCTGGGTAGCTGTCGAAAGGCTTCCACGCAGAAACAGGGGAATCGGGTATCTAAGAGTGGTTACTGTACTCCTATCCCAAGGACGTTTGTTACGGACGTCAGTTCCGGCGGCCCGTGAGCCACGCTGGATCCCTAGGCCGTAGCCCGGGGCCGCATCCCCCGCAAGGGTAGCGTTCAGTTCTCAGTTCTGCACAGAGAATCCAGGTAAAAGACTATATAAAGTTTTTTTAC